AGTAGATAAACCACTTGAGTCCTTAGTCATACTTTTGGTATAACCAAGAAAGTCTGGCATGAGTTCGATAGATTCTTGAGCAATAGCATCGATATTATCCAAGAATCCTGGGATATCTAGTCCAAGTCTATATTTATCCCTTTTCATACAAAATTCTGCGAACTGGTCACAAAGAGGATGATACTTCACATTCTCTATGATGGATAACTGTCGCAAAGCTACCATCTTAGACGACCACACATCTGGGTCGTAGTATCTTTCTTGTTCCATCAACCTTCCAAGAGCCCGGTAAGTTGAATAGACCCCTACACATATACCGTCGCGTCGGTATTGGTCATGATGCCAACGTCTTAAATATGTGCAGTCATGTTTGGATGCATACTGCTTATCTTCATTCATTTCTAGACCATGGGCAGTATACGATGCCACTACATCTTCCACAGTAATGCCGGGATATGTGAGTACTCCATCATCACCTAAGCACTGTGAATTTGGGTTAAGGCGTTGGCTACGACTAATAGCCGCTTCATACTGTAACGCTCTGTGAACGATAGTTTCATCAGCATTGGTTCCGCCTGAACCACTTCCCATTCCGTGTGTACCAACACGTACTTTACCATAGGCGTAAGCCAGAGGAATCTGGTATTTAATGGGGAATATGTCCGATAGCCACATTGACGATTCCCGTGAACTGTTCAATAGTTGTGCAAAGCAATATTTCGCAGCTTCTTGAAGACTGGGATTAAAATGTTGATCGAACTTACTAAAATCAGTACAAATAACCAGGTCGTTTTCACCTTTCGTATCAAACATGTCTGTTATTCTACGATCGACCGCTTCCATGCTAACCCAAGCAGGAACTAGATTGAATCTCTGACAACTTTCAATCAATGGTTGATACATCTGTAATTCTCTGATGTTCACGCTAAATGGAAACATCCAAACCACGCGTTGTTTAACATCAGAAGGTTTAGGACCTCCTTCTTGGCCTCTCCATCCCAGAACGGCAGCAGTAGGCATAGCCGCACCAGTCTTATCTAAGGGCGTATCCTTAGATAGATTATTTTGTATCTTAACTATACCACCAGCTGCTGTAAAAGCATCGGTGAATAGCGTTTTGGATACAACGGTTCTACGTTTGGCGAAATATGGAGCGCCTGAGTTTGTG